AAGGTAACCTGAAACTCTTCAATCGAATCTGTATCGGCCCAGTTCAAATCAATTGACGAAACAGACGAAGGATAGATGCCATTAAATTTATACGAACGAATAGGAACACCAGTTTTCGAAAACTGAGTAACTTCCGCTGTCGATTTATATAGTAGAGGTGCAGCAGCACCAAAAGATCTCAGATTACCCTGTAACGAATTAATTCTGTTTGACCATTCTTCCATAGCATTACGAATAAGGAAATCTTCATCATTGATGATTGTGACTGACCAATCACCGAAGGTTCTGTCACCAGCTAGCCTTACTTTACGACCAAAGTAAGGCACTTCGATAGTACCCAGTGTCGATTCAGGAATCTGTGCTGCGCGTACCATAAAAGGTACCTTAATGTCAGCAACACTGTTTGCAGGATTACTAAAAGTCACCTGGAAAAGGGAGCCACGTGCTCCCCCCAGTGTTAGCTGACTTCTAATTTCATTTACGTTGAATGCCATGTTTGTTCTCCTTTGTTCTTATTTATTATTAAAACTGACCGACGACTTCGGAGAACTCAACACCCGTTCTTACTGCAATAAAGTTGAGCTGGATAAAGTTAATACTACGAGCTGGCTTAATATAGATGTCACCTATAAACTCATTACGGTCGATAACTTCACCTGTATTATTCGTAGTGTCGCACACGACTTTGAAATCATAGATGCCACGACGACCTTGTACATCACGCAGGAACGGTTCTACGAGATTACGGAATTGTGCTCGTGTAAACTCATCGTTAAACTCAAACAATGTGAATTTAGCAGCGGTCGCAATAGCTTTTTCTAGTACGATGAAGAGGCGACGAACATTAATGCGATCAAAAGCGCTTGGTTTCGAAAGTAGTGTCTTGTCGCCGTACAGAATGGTACCTTGACCAGGGAACGTAACAACTGGATTAACACCAGCCTTATACAGGATGTCACGAGCAGCTTGTCTTGGATTGAATGCTAGCTTAACGATATTCTTAATTTGGCCTCTGTTAAAGCCAGCTGGCGAGAACCACGCATCCCTTGTTTCATCTGTACGAACACACAAACCAGCTGTGTCGCCGTTCAGCGGAATCCAACGATATATATCGTTGTATTTGTCATATTGATATTTGTAGCCTGAATCGAGGACAGCGTAAGATGTGCTGCGCAACTCATTACGGAACTCAACGATATCATCTGCTTCATCTCCAGCGTTGTTGACAACATCGTCTTTATCTGGAGATACAAACACAACGCAGTCTTTACGCTTTTCAGCAACATTGTCGATCAAGTAATTAGCAATTTGTTCACCATGCGTACCACCACGCGACTTGCCTGTAAGAATTAACGATACATCGACATCCTCAGCAGATGCATAAAGATCGTATCCACCTAAGACAACACCGAGAGAAATGTTTGCCTCTGTATCCCCATCACGGCCACCTTGGAAAGAAAGCGTGACAGGTTTTGTTGCTGATGGATCAGCAAGTGTCGCTGCTGTTCCGTTCGCTGCACCAGTTAGATGATTCAGAACCCAGATGTAAGCAGACGACTGATCGATAACTGTTTTATAATAGTTTGCAGATCCATCTTCTGTTTTTGCATCACTTGCTCGAGATACACTACGGAACACTTCCAGGATTGTACCTGGAACACCTGTGAATTCACCGTCTTCGTCTGCAACGATAACATGCAGTTCGTCATCCGCGCTTGTGTTACCAAACGAGGCCTGATAGGTAGATTGACCAGGTGCTGTATCAACTGCGTTCCAGTATTCCCACTTACGTGTCAACGTGCTCGAGCTGACGTTTTGAGATAACCCATATACGTCCTCAAACGACACTGCAAACGATGCAACTGTGGCTGAGTTTGAAACCGCGCCGACACTTGTTACACGCATGTATTGGATTCCGACTGTACTGTTTCCTGCTTCAACAATATCACCAACCGTGATACCGCTGGAGATTGTTGTTGCATATGCGACTGTGTTTGCAATCGTTCCACTAGAGCCAACAGTAATAGAAACTGTTGCACTGTTGCTACCAATAACATAAGCAACATTACTTACGGCGCTGATGTAGTCTACAAAACCGTTGTTTGCAAGATCATATGTTTTAGAATAGGCATCGGAGCTTGGGCAAACAGAAATTTTCAACGAATTACCTAGCTTACCTGGCCATCTAGCAATGTACTTAACATCTGTATCACCAGACGTCTGAATAGTATCCGATTCTGCATCCCAATAATCTTCATTTTTAACAACATACAGAGCATTGTCGGTTGATGTGTCGCCATTGGCATCCGACCAATCAGAAACATTAGCCGAGTTAGCGATCGCGTTACGACATACAGTATTGGAGTTCGTTGATGTTGTATTTGCAACACGTGTTATGTACAGTTTATTTCCATACGCAAGAAAATTTGCTGCTGTAAAAAATGTTTCTGCGTTATGATTTGTAGGCTTTCCGAATCTAGCAACTAAATTGATCTCTGAATCAACCAACACACGAGTACCGACAGGACCCCAACGAAACACGCCGGCAAGGGCACCTTCGGTTGTAGATACTGCGGGGACGACCGTTGTTAGGTCAATTTCAGTGACGTTTACGCCAGGACTGACTTGAAATGGCATGACTATTCTCCCCTCTGAGGTTTTTTATTTGTAAAGATTAAGATAATCGATGGTATTTATAATTTTGGGGATTCTAATTTTAGTGGAACGCGGCGTCATGCTTTGACATCATTCGTGCGTCAAAGTCATCATCGCCAGCAAAAATCCATGAATCGTCGTTCTTCTTCGCTGCAATTACTAGCAGGTCTACTGCTTCGCCTCTATCAATAATACCGATAGGCATCATACTTTCTTCTAACGCGGTCTCTGTTTCTTCTTCTAACTTCTGTCGTAAATCAACACTTGTTAATTCCTTGACATATGTTTGTCCCATTGCCCACGCAAATAGAACACAGCACATCACTAGGTCATCATGACCTTCCTCCGCTTCGTAACTCTCACCAATATTTACAAAACGAAATAATTCATACAAGACGCGGTCATCATTAATAATGAGTTTATCTGACTCAACTTGTGTCTTCAGTCCCATACAACCAATACGTTTGACTGCTTTTGTTGTTCGAACGCCAAGTCTTGTTTGTTGCCCAAACCCAGGTGATATTACTTGGCCGCTACGACCATTATTAACTGTCGTGAGAATGCCTTCATATTCCAGATCGTGTTGGAGTATGTTTGCAATCTGTTCACCAATATCATTTGTCTCAACAAGTACATAAGCGTTGTTGTAATGTTTCGAAAGCTGGAAAACAATATTTGGATACAACAGAGGAGAGACCATATTGTTTTTGTATGTGGCAACAATACGATATGGAAGTTCTGACACATCAAAGACAATGAACGCAGAATAATCTCCCTCTACGCCACGAGCCGTATCAACAACCGTGAAGTATTGTCGACCTGCAATAGGCTGCGCATAAATTCGTGTGTCGGGGTTACTTAAAATTGGCTGAATCGATCTTAAAACTCTTAGCTTTGTTGCACTTATCAGTGTATGCGATGAACCAATGAATTCACATTCGAACTCGACGCGGAACTGATCTTCTGATGTGTTACGTATCGTTTCTTGTTTCCACTTCTCATCACGACCAGGCATCTGACTCCAGTGAACGTCAATACGCGTGTAGTCGTTCTTACCTTCCTCGCTGTCGACCCATAGTTTGTAGAACATGTTCAAACCATTGGGCGTGGATGTGATTAGTACTTTGGAAGTAGTGCCTGATGAGATAGTAGGATACACAGATGCAAAAAAGTCTTCTTGCATATTATTTTCAACGAACGCAAACTCATCCAAATAAACTAAGTTGAACGATCCACCTCGTATAGCTGACGATGATGTTGCAGAAGCTAGGATTTTAGATCCGTTTTCAAGCTCAAGATTACCTTTGTTCCATTCAACAATACCTTGCTGAATCCACTTTGGTAAATGTTCATATGCAA